CGGGACTCGGGATAATAAGCGCCTCCCTCGTTCGCGTCGAACTGCCTCCCGCACTTCACGCAAGTAACAATATGCTTTTTCATGGTATGAGTAACTCCCTCCTATTTTTTCGGTCTGCTGACCTTTAACACAATTATGCGTTGCGTATGTGCTAAAGTCAAGAAAAATGCAGAACATTAACACACAGGAGGCGAGAGCTTGCGGATATATGATTTTGAGGGAAAGAAGAATATAAGCGGAGAGCGCATCCGCGAGGCACGGCTAAAGCTCCGGCTCTCACAAAGCGACCTCGCGGCGCGGGTGCAGGTCGAGGGCGTAACAATGGAGCGGGACTCGATAAGCCGTATCGAAATCGGAACGCGGTTTATNCCCGATTATGAGATACCCGTCTTTGCCCGCGTCCTCGGCGTGTCCGCCCTTTGGCTCCTCGGAATAGAGTAAATCCCCGGCTCCGTGCCGGGGATATTTTTTGCACTTTTTTCTAAATAACGCTTGACATACTGCAAGCAGTATGATATTATAATAGACAGAAAGGAGGTAAACGCATTGAGCAAGCGAAAAAAGAAACGCGGCAACAAGGCAGAGCCGGACAGCTACTTAAACCTTGTTACCGCAATCCTAAATCTCGTGATTGCTATTCTACTGCTGATAGAAAAGCTCACCGAGTAAAGGGCAGGGGGAGAAATCCCCCTTGCCCTCCAAGGATAACACGAAATGCGCTCAATGTCAAACGACCATGACAACGGTTATCTATGTTTTGTGCGGGGTAAGCATTACCCTATCCGCAATCTCTATTTTCATCAACGCCAAAAGGAGGCGGCAGAATGGCAGAGGAAAAAAGAAAGACTAAGACCTCGACGGCGGTAAAGACTCGATATAATGAAAAGGTCTACGACGTTATTTCGGCGCGAGTCCCGAAAGAGCTCGCGGCGGCTTTCCGCGAGAAATGCACAGCCGAGGGCATACCGCAAGCACAGATTATCAAAAAGGCGATAGAGGACTTTCTATCGCGGTAACGAGAGGGCGGGACTTTCCCGCCCTTTTTTCATATCTCGAGGGAGGGCGCGCTATGGGAGAGCGGACGTATAAACAACTTAATTGGACGAGCCGTATCAAGCTCGAGACGATGCTCAAGCATGGACACTCGAAAAAAGAAATCGCCGAGGAGCTGGGCGTACATATCAGCACCGTTTACCGCGAGCTCAAGCGCGGGACGTATGAGCATCTAAACTCCGATTACACGACCGAGGAACGGTATAGCCCGGAAAAGGCCGAGGCGCGCTATCAAGAGGGGCTCGCCGCGAAAGGTGCTCCGCTCAAGATTGGGAAAAATCACGCCGCCGCGCAGTTTATCGAGGACAAAATCGGAAATGAGGACTATTCCCCGGCGGCGGTGTGCGCTCTACTCAAGCAGGAAAAATATAAACACTTCGGAATAACCTTTTGCCGTGCGACGATTTACAAGTACGTCGAGGACGGCGTTTTCCTCACGCTCACAAATCAAGACCTCCCGGAAAAGGGCGACCGCAAAAAGAAGCATAGAACAATCCGCAAGAAACAGGCTCGGGCATCCAGCGGCACGAGTATAGAGCAGAGGCCGGAGTATATCAACGAGCGGCAGGAGCCGGGGGCATTGGGAAATGGATACCGTCGTCGGGAAGAAACGGACGAAAGCCCGCCTCCTCGTCCTCTCCGNGCGCGTTACGCGGCGGGAAATCATTATCCGCATTAAGGACGGGCGCGCCGAGACGGTCGTCGCGGCATTAGACCGCCTCGAGCGCCTTTACGGTGCGGCGTTCTATCGGATATTCAAAACGATAACCGTAGACAATGGCTCCGAGTTCGCGGATGCTGACGGCATCGAGCGGAGCGCCCGGCGCAAGGATGCAAAGCGGACGACGGTCTATTACTGTCATGCGTATAGCTCTTGTGAGCGCGGCACGAACGAGAATATTAACCGCATGATACGGCGGCAATTCCCGAAAGGGACGGACTTCGACAAGGTGACGGCGGCGGAAGTGAAGCGCGTCGAGACGNGGCTCAACAGCTACCCGCGAGAGATACTCGGCTTTATGTCCTCGGCGCAAGCGTTCGAGCTCGCCTTTGACCGCGCCGCATGAGCCATCAAAAATTTATTCTATCTTTTTCGCACAAAATACTTGACATTTGCGGGTGTGGCGTTTATCATTAAGTGCGAAAGAGCTAATAAGCTCCGACGCACTTATTTTTTTACGCAGAAACGGAGGCGAGGCTATGAAATACGAGTGCTTAAAGCTCGAGGAGCGGCGGATTATCGAGGAAATGTACGCAAAGGGCGCAAAGCCGGGCGAGATTGCCGAGCGCGTCGGCAAGTGCCAAGCGACCATATACCGCGAGCTCGAGCGAGGCAAGACCGGGGAAACAGACTCCCGCTTTCGTCAAGGGTATAGCGCGGCGGTAGCGGAGGCTCGAGTAAATCGGTCGTACCGAAATAGAGGCCGTCGGAAAGCGGCTCAATAAAGAAACGTAGGTTACTCATACCATGTTGAAAATCAAGAACACAAAGCATCTCGATACGGCGGAGGAAATCTTTACGGAGTTCCTCGACAAGTTCCAAAAGTACGCGGCGGAGGCGGCGGAAATCTCAAAAGGAAAAGGCAATTTGAGCCCGGCGGATAAGTTGAAAGCTCTCGAGTGCCTCGAAACGCGATACGCGGCTTTGAGCAACTTTTTCACGGGAGAGCTCGGGTACGAGGTAAGGCTCGAGGACGGTTTTCTCTTTACACAGTATTATTTCAACCGAATTTTCTACTTTCGTCAGATGGCCTCTATTGAGGCAAGCAGGGCGAGCAGGACGGCGGAGGCGGCGGAATGAACGTTTTCGAGAAAGTCACGGAGAGCCCGGAGGCGCTGGCAAGCCTCCTCCGGGCAATCCCGGCGATTGAAACGCCGTGGGACGATGCTTTTCACCGGCTCTATTGCTCCTCGTGCTCGGCGGCGGATTGCGACGACTGCCGCCGCCCGGAGCGGGATAGCCCGCTATGGTGGCTCGGCCTCCCGGCGGCGGAGGTAGAGAAATGAACGCCGATTTTTCCCATACTTGCGAGGGGTGCGAGCACGTCGTTACGGAGCCGTGGGCGAAAGACATTATTTCCTATCGGTGCTTTGCTCCCGGCAGATGCAAGGGGCGCGTCGTTGGCGTGAAACGCTTTGACCCGTATATCCCGGCATGGTGTCCAAAACTGGAAAGGAGCCGCGAGAATGGATAAAACGGCATTATTGAAGAAAGTTCGCGCGCTTGCCGAGCACGGAGTCGGCGGCGAGGCCGAGAACGCCGAAAAGCTCCTTGCTCGCATGATGAAGAAATACGGCATTTCGGAGGAGGAGCTCGACGAGGAGACTCGCGTCCGCCACGACTTCACATATCACGGCGGGGAGGAAAAGAAAATCCTCCGGCAAGTGGTCTATAAGGTCACGGGCGGCTACGCCTACGAGCTCGTATATACCGCGAGCGGGCGCAAGGTTAGAACTCAACTCGGCGCGGATTGCACTCCCGCCGAAAAGGTGGAAATTGAGTATCTTTTCGATTTCTATAAAAGGCTTTGGGAGAAAGAAAAGGACGCTTTCCTCGCGGCCTACATTCAAAAGCACCGTATCTTTGCAATACGCGCAGACGTAGAGCCGCAGGAAATCAGCCGCGAGGAGGCTCTCAAAATGGGGGCTCTCATGCAAGGCATGAGCGACGAAAGTCCGCTCCGAGCTATCGAGGCGGGGAAATAAAGGAGGAATAACACAATGAGCGAAACGAGTTCGAGAGTCCGGCTTATGGCAAACCTACAAGCCGCCGTCGCGGAGGCCGTCTCCGGCACGATGGAGGAACGCGGGCGCGGCTTCGCCTCTGACCGTGAGGCATGGGCGGAGCTGAAAGAGTGCATCGAGCGCACAAAGCAGATGCACACAGACATTGAGAAAGTCCACAAGGAAATGTGGAGCGCGGTCAAGGATAGGAACGAGGACGCTTTCGCCGCGCTCTCGCAAGAGTTCGAGCGGAGTTCCCGTATTCTCGCCGAGGAATGGGCGCAAACGTCCGCCCTTGCAAAAATCGCCGTTATCAGCGAGGAGGGCTAAATACGAATTGCCACGGGTGCAAATGGCTTGACAGATACAAGAAAGACGGCAACGGCTATTGTTGCATGGTCGAACGTAGCAAAACGCAACGTGAAAAGGTGCGCCGCCCGGATATGGAGCGTTGCGAGCTTTACAAGCCGGGCGACTTCAACACGAGATACAGAACGGAGGTAAACGAATGAAAAAGCTCTATTCAAAGAAACTCGGCGGAGAGGCGTTCGCCCTCGACGCGGCACAACTGGACACTCTGAAAAAGGCCGGTTATACCGTACCGAGCCCGGAGGAAGTTATCGCGGACGCGGCGGCGGTCAAAATCGAGCCGCCGGAGGGAAAGCGGGCGNATGTCGTCTTTGATTTCAAGACCGGCGCTTTCAAAGNCCGCACGAGGACGCAGACACTCGCCGAGAGCGAGGTCGGCGGCTTCGTTGGCGAGGTAGTCTCGGCGGCGATTTTATGCGGCTTCGTCGAGCGGGCGGATATGGA